CTTCTGTCATACAGGTCCATTTTGTCCCAATCATCTGGAAATTTAGTATTAAGATATTCTTCAATAATACCTTTTCGCTCATCTGCTTCTGAGTGTTTATGTTGCTCAATCTTAGCAATTATATCTTCATCACCAACAAGGTATAAAGGCTCTTTTGCCAAATATAGTTGATATGCTTCAGCCCATATTTGATTTACTTCATCTTGTGTAAGGTCATCATTTACAGACTTTGTGGCATATTCTGGTCTTACATCTATAGGCATAAATCGTCTATTTCCTGTCGGGTCACGTAAGAAATCTTTGTTGTTAGTAGTACCAAAAAATACGCATTGACGCTTATATGTTTCTACTGTTCTACCATACGCCGGCCTGAACATATCTTCTCTTTTTGATATGTAGTGCTTGATTGACTCTACTTCTGCTTTCTTAAGGCCTGAAAGCTCTGCCATTTCAATCAGCCACGCCCCTTGTATCTGCTCAAATGACTCCTTGCCCTGCACAGTCGTGAATGTATCTGAGAACCATTCCATGCCGAGCTTTTTAACGAAAGTACTTTTATATGTTCCTTGTTCTCCGACAAGTATAAGCGCTGTGTCGAACTTAATACCTGGCTCGAATACCCTCGCAACAGCCGCCACCAACGTCTTCCTAATGGCGGCTCTAGTATAAGCGTTATCTTCTGCTCCAAAATAATCAATCAATAATGTATTAACTCTCGGTATGCCATCCCACTTTTGAGCACATATATACTCTTTTATCGGATGGAACTTTTTCTTTTCAAATTCAAGCGCAAGCGCGTCGTCCACTTTTTGACTTGACACAATGCCGTAAACACACTCAATGTAATTACGAACACCAGAATAGTCAACATCACGAAGAGGCTCCACAGTATCGACTTTACGCCATGGTAACGAACGTGTAACATATCTTTTATTATCAAAAATGTTTAGCTTAAATACATCTTTTAAGAATTGGTCATGCTGAATTATTATATTCAAGTTATTGGCAGAATTATCATATTCGCCTTTTGTATTAGCGTCAAGCTCTTCTGTCCATGAAGTATCATATTCTTCAGGAACTTCTGCTTTTGCTTCTTCTGCAAACTCGAATTTAGCTTCAGCAAACTTTTCTTCAGCAATATGCTTTTTTGTTGTAGAGTCCTTAGAGGCAAATTCTTCCATTGCCTTAAAGCTCTTTTTATCTTTGTCTTCTTTTTCTTTGCCTGTATCTAAATGGCCAAATTTATGTATGCGAACTAAGTCAAATGCATTACATAATCTACCTCCAGCAGGGTCTGTTCCATGGTGAGAATATGCAAATTTATCATCATAGACTATTAAGCCCGCAGCTGTAGAGCCATTTATATACGTATATCGCCCTTCTCCAGCTGGTGTATATACATCTGAAAGAAAAGTCTCAATGGCTTCTTGTATAGTATAAGTACGGCAGAAAACACCAATTATGCCTTTTTTATCTTCTGGGTCCTCTTGCTTTTTGATAGCTTGCATTATTACATCTGTGCTATCTGTAGCAGTTGGCCATTCGCTCGTATCATGCCAATCATTATATAGCCCAAGAATATAATCAGCTTCAAGGAAAGGTCCGTCTTGAAATTCAAAGTAGTACTCCATATCTGATGATACAGACGGCCAGAACATAAGTCTATTTACGTCAAAAGTCGACTGGTCAAACAAATCAATGTTTAGGTCTCCAGCGACTTTTCGGGCAATGGCTTGATATTCTTCTTGTGATACTTCTCTATCAAGTGGAATTATCAATCTGTGTCGTGGCTTTTCAGGGCATGACTTATGAGTTGAATGAATAACCGCGGCACAATCAAATAGCATTGTAAAGTCCCACCAAAAGTTCTCGTGAGAAAAGTCAATATCCAATGTAATTAACTGGCGGTAAAGTACATTTGTTTTATCACGCCTACCATTTGTAAGAAATCCGCCTACAAATCCGCCTACGTCTTTTATCTTACTTTGCTCTTCTTTTGTGGCACTTATAAACCGCTTATATGTTTCAGCGGTTACTACAGGAATAGCTAGCTTTTGAACTAAATTGCTCCAAGTAGTTTTGGTATTTTTCCATACTTTACTTGAAACATTTAGTCCAACTGCTATGCTCAAATTTTCATCATATTTCAATTTATCTACTTGCATAATATGCGTAAACAATATATAAACACAGCCAAATCATATTTTTAATCTTTTAAGTAGAATGGTGTTGTATATCCATCTGCTCTTAGTGGAAGGTCTGATGCCCATTCAGGAGGAGTGCCCATAATGCTTGCCATTTCTTCATAATATGCTTGAGCATTCTCTTCTGGGACTTCGCACAAAACTTCATCATGTATATGGCACACAGGATGATAGTCATTAGCCTCAAGATTTAACATAGAATTGCCAAGTAAATCTCTTGAAATAGCCTGTACAATGTTCTCTGTTAATTTACCTCCATACGTATCAATTTCACCCCATTGCTTAGTTTCTTGCACAACTCCTTGGTAACATAATACCCGTGTTGGCATCGTAGAACGGCCTATCTTCTTATCTTTGAATTTAGGTCCATAGTAGAATAGCTTTCTGCCAGATGGCAATTGTATTGTCATAAACTCACCATTACAGTCGAAAATTATATTTCTACATGTGCATGATACTGGTCTTTGGTATCTGACAGCCTCTTTCGATGCTTCATCTATTTCTTTCCACATATCTACAATTGCAGGGTTTGCCGAGCGCCATTTACGCACCAGGCTCATCATTTCAGTATCTGATAAGCCCATACGTTCACCACCCATTCGCTTAAGTGCTCCTAATGAGCCTTCATAACCGAGTGCAAGCTCTGAAATCTTTGATTTGTCTCGAAGTACTGAACCTTTTGTAATAGCAGATATTGGTACATTAAACATCTTTGCTCCTGTAGCTTCATAGATTTTACCATCTCCACGGAATACGTCCATTCGCCATTTTTCGTTTGCAAGCCAAGATATAACACGTGCCTCAATAGCTGAGAAGTCTGCAACACTAAATACTTTACCCGGTGATGCTATAAGAGCTGTTCTTACTAGCTGAGACAAAATATCTGCAACATCATCATACATCATCTCAACTGACTCCCAATCACGGGCTCTAATCATTTCACGTGGTACTTCTATATGCGATATATGATTTTTTGATAAGTTCTGCAATTGCAATAGCCTACCTGCCCATCGTCCAGTTCTATTTGCACCATAGAATTGAAATGTACCACGGACTCTATGGTCTTTCATGGCACAATTAAGCATAGCATAATACTTCTTAATAGACGTTTTTGAGAGCTTTTTGCGTATATTAAGCAACTCGATAACATCTGGATAATCTGCAAACTCTTTCATTAAATCAGGCATTGTTTCCTTTGAAAGTGACATAACAACACATCCTGTTGCCTTTTCAATCCATTGCCTAATTTGAACAGGCGAGTTTGGATTTTCAAGCCCTGTTAGCTGTTGAGCATGTTGCGTTAAGATAGAAGTATATGTGTTATCTACTGCGATAGCAGACTCTGCTAATTCCATATCAACCAAAATACCTCTATCATTTATATTCTGGTCAAGCACATACATCTTGCGCTCAATATCAGGAATGATATATGCCTCTAATCTCTTAAATATCTCACGCTCTGCAAGTACGTCATACTTGTTATATTCCTTATACATTTCCCACTTTTCAGGAGCATGCTCAGGATAATTCCGAGTACGCATGCCATTAACTCGAGTTGCTTTGCATGGGCATGAGAAGTATTTAATAAGTGCTTTACCAGTATCTAGCTTTTTATCTGTAAGATTAAGAGCCTTTGATACTCCGTCCAAAGAAAGTGGTAAACCACAATACGCAGCTTTTACAGAGGTACAATACCACTGTTCTGCTGGAACATTATATCCTATACGCTTAAAGCTCAAGCGCTCAAATACTGCATTATGTGCCACTTTTACACAATCCGGGTCAAGCAAAGCTTCTTCAAACTCTTCAGGCATTTCTTCACCTTGAGCCAAATCTACTATCTTTACCGGGCCATCATCTAAAGCATATCCTATTATAAGAATTTCAAAGTCTGGTGACTCAATATACTTATAAGCTCCAGACTCTTTAATATCTACAGATGAATATGTTTCAACGTCTATAAAAAGATTTTTTGCCATTATTTCTTTATTTGATATTATAGAATTGTGGAATAGGCAGGACTCGAACCTGCATCTTGCTCTCGTTGTTTTTAAGTGGTACCACGCTGCTCTTCCATTAAGCTACTATCCCAATAGGAGTATAGGCGGGACTCGAACCCACATTTACTTGGTTTCCACAGACGGTTTCCGAAGTAAGTTTTACCATTAAACTACTATACTCATTGATGCAGAAAGGAAATTACATCATATCATCATCCTGAACAGCATTATCTCCACCGAAATCTTCTTCAGCTGTTGAGCCACCGGCCAACATCTCTCCATCTTCGAGCTTCTGGAGATTGTTCAATCCAGCAGCAATACCTTTGGATGAAACATTGAAAGCATAGAAGTTGATTGAAGCGCGACCATAACAACCTGAATAGAACTCGTCTCTGCTCATGATTGGATTGAGTGAGCGGTCCACAATGCCCGGCTGACGCATCGAGTTTGCATTGATGAAATAGTGGTCCTCAAATGCTGGGTCATCCGGACGTTCTTCATCGCCATCGCGTAGAGGCAATTTGAGGTTTGCTGGAATACGGCCATTCTTATCTACGAGTTTTGCCTTACCTGCTTCCTTTGCAGCTTCTATGGCTTTCTTGATTTTGTCAATAGTAGCCGTATCGCTCTTAGGAATAAGAATGCAGATATTATACTTAGGAGTATCGCCCTCATTCATAGCTGTGGGCTCGAACACGCTTACATAGCAAAATCTTACTTTGCCAGTTACAACCTTGGTTGAATTTACTTGATTACTCATTGTCTTTTAATTTAAGTTGTTATTATTCTTTGAAATCTAGTTGTGCTTGAGCATATCCCATTGCTGGTCTCTTGTCTTCAAGCGGTACAAGAGTAGGTTTGCCTTGTAGCTTGATAACCACATCTGAGAGTATTTCCTCAAAACGCTTTTTGCCTACTAACTTCTCAATAGAAGTAATCGGTTTAAGCTTCATATTGAAAATCTCATCTTCTGAAAGTTCAGGGCAACGTGCAAAAATTGCATTAGAAGCTTGGTCTTCGTCAACCCATTTGCGTCGACTAATTCCTTCAACTAATTTAAGCCCCGGCCATTGCTTATTCTCGTTAATCGCTTTAGTTTGTGCATATTCTGTTATTGAATTAGCCCATTCTATAAGCTTAGGCACACGCTTAACTATATCAGCAATCTCATCATCGGTTAGCAACTCTGGGTCTGCAAATTCATGTTGCGCAATTTCGAGTTGTTGCTCATAAAGCTTACGACACTGATTACGCACAGCACAAAATCTGCACCAATCTCCAGCATTGAGTTCTCCTTTACCTTCAAAAGCAAGTTCAGCTCTTGGCCTAAGCTCCTCTTCTGCCCATTTGCGGAGTTCTTCAACAGATATTTGCCAACTTGATATATTGTTAATGCGAGGCTGTATAATAGTCAATCGCACTTCCGTTATATCATACATTGTATCATATTTCTGTAAAGCTCCAAGCCCATAAAGTATAAGTTGCTTATTCCATTCAGCATATACTGGAACACCTTTTCCATATTTTAAGTCAATAACTTCCATAAGATTGTCATTGATAACAACACAGTCAGCTGTTCCAAAGCTTTCAGGCACATATTCTGTCAAATCGAGTTTCTGCTCAATTTCCATGACGGCTAACGGATTTTCAGTTTTTGCTTCAGCTAATTGTTCTGAGCAATAATCCGTATAGATAGGTACAACTTCAAGCATTTCCTCGCTGAACAGGTCATTTGCCATTATCTCTTCGAGCCTTTGGTCAAAGTCTTGCTCACTAATGCTGTTAAGTGTATCTTTTCTCAGGTAAAGCTCTGAGAGCTCATGAGCTAATGTACCTTCTTCTGCATATACTGAAGACTTCTTTTCTCCATATTCATCTTCAAGTTTGGCAGATGGAGTACAATTCAACCATCTTCCTGCTCCAGAAGCCGAGAGGAGTGCATGACTCCTCTGGCTATGTTTCTGTAGTTTAGTATTATTTGTCACTTGAGCCATATTCTTTTATTAATTCTGCTAAATATTTGCATTGATAGGCATACTTAACATAAAGCTCTGGATTTTCTCTGCGAAACTTCTGAGCTGCTTTTTGCAACTTCTTTGTACTCGACATAATTACAGTGACTCTAAGAAGTTATACATTTCGTCATACTTAGCCGGGTCAAGCTTTGTTACACTCGGAGCTCCAAGTTCATTGAGTTTCTGCTTGATTACATCACGGTGCTCGTTGACCTTTTTTGCAAGCATTCCGCGAACATCCTCAATGCTCTTAGAGGCAGAAGAAGCAGCCGGAGCAGCAGGTGCTGAAGGAGCAGGCTCGGCAGCGCTCTGAGTCTGGGCAGGTGCTGCAGGCTGGGGAGTAGGTTTTGCAGGAGCTGGCTTTGCTAGCGCAGCAGGAGCAGGTTTAGAAGCCGGAGCAGCAGGTGCTGAAGGAGCAATAGCATTACCAAACAATGAAGTTAAAAACTTCTGCGTATTTTCAGACAGGTTTACGCTAACCTCAACAGAAATTTTAATGGTTTCCATTTTCGTAATTTTTAATGAAGTTATCTAAATAGTTAATAAACTCGTTTACTGTCATATCTGGTACGTTTGAGAGTTTTTGGTGGATAAGCTCATTATTCTTATATATAGATACGTACACGCCTTTATAATTCAGCTTTACTTTATATTCGTCTTTCAGCATTGTTAGGCACCCATCTTCAGATAAACCTTTCCAAGTATTTGCTGAAAACAAATCAGTTACTAACACGCCAATATGATTGGCCAATCGCTCTAACTGTATAACATCCAAATTGGCTTCACCTTTTAACACGCGGTCAAATGCCTGTTTCGGATATTTAACAGTAGGAAATAACACTTTCGCTAAATCTTCTGTATTTAGCTTGTAATGCTCAATTACATTACCTATATTAAATTGTTGTTCCATATTTTGGTGAATTTTATTATCTTATTTTCGATATGCAAATATACAAACTATTCTCGAAAGAAAAAAAAATTTTCCATTATTTTTTGAGAATTTATTTGTTAAAAATAATTAAACAGCAATTTTAGTGCGGCTTTGAAATTGCTGTAAACAAAGAAACAATAAAAACAATGCCTCTATATATTTCAAACTTAATTTCTTAATTTCCGATTAACATTAAGGTTAATAAGAAATATCGGCTTTTAATATGAAAAGATTTAATGAAATTATTGTTTCTTTGTTTACAGCATATATAAGTAATTGATTTTGAGCACTTTAGGCGTAAACAATGACTTGTTTATATTGTTTCTATTGTTTACCACTTATGCTTATATAATCCACGTTAACTATAGAGGTGGCTGGATTTTGGCTTATGACATCTACTTGCCTACTTTTTATTTTATTGGTTTTCCATAAAAATCCCAAAAAGCGCTTATACTTCACTGTTTCTACTATTTTAAGCGACTCTCTATTAGATATTTGCAACTCAACAGTATCTCTTTTTAGGTCAACACATCCTGCCACATCAGTCCATTTTGATTTGTAATTAAAGCATTTAAGTGTATCAACTGTATTCGTCGTAGTATCAATTCTTATGGAGTCGCTCAGCTTTGCAGAAAGTAAGTTTATTGTTTCTGTCTGAGACGATATAACTCTTTGTAAGTCTGATTTGCTTACTTTAAGCTGCTCAATTAGTTTCAAATCCTGCTTTCTGTATTTCTTATATTCAGAAAGTGAAAGCTGAAGCTCTGTTACTTTAGCAGCATTAAGGCTATCAGATACTTTATAGAGCTGGCTTTGTGCCATTATAGACTCTTTTTCTGAAAGCAATACTTCCTGATTGCTTTTAAGCCTACTGTTTTCTTCTTTTAGGTTTTTAATCCTAATTCCTGCTATTACTATAAGTAGAATAGCAACAGCAATTATTCCTATTTTTATGATTATCTTTTTCATGCTCAATTTATTCTCGCGTATTCTCGCATAGTTTTAATTTCTTGTTTATAATTACCTTATCTTTAATATAAAAACCATTCTTGTAATAATTTCTTATACGCGAGAATGGTTTTTATGTGCTTCAGAGGTCTTTATACTCATACTTAGCATCAAAGCTGGGACATGCCTTAGCTGCAAATTCTCTGTGTCCATGAATAGTAGCATTTGGGTATTTTGCCTTTAAGCTTTTCAGCAATTCGAGTAAAGATTGCTTTTGAGCCTCAGTGCGCGTATCTTTAGGAGTTTTACCGTCTTTAGCAACGCCTCCTACATAGCATACTCCTATAGAGTTTGCATTTTGACCTGAGCAGTGGGCTCCAACTACACTTTCATCTCTGCCTTTATGAATGGAGCCATCGAGCTCAATCACATAATGATAACCAATATCTTTCCAATGATTACCATTCATATGCCAATCTCGTATGGTCTCAGTTTTAACATCTCGTCCTTCAGGAGTAGCAGAGCAATGGACTATGATTTTATTTATCTTTCTCATTTAATGCTAGCGATTGACTTATTTTGTCTAATATCTCATGACCTTGTTCGGCAGTGGTAGCTCGCACAATCTGCTTAACTATATCAGGTACTTCTGCAGCATGAGCTTTTTTACGTTTGCTATTTTCAACCACAGATTTACCCTCGATATATATAACTGCAACAGTACATAGAATTGTGGCAAATGGAATTATATAGAATGATAATAAGCTTCCAAGTATATCAAACATAAGAGCAAAAAGCATTAGCCTTACATAATCGCCGATTTTTGTAATTGTTCTACGAAATCCATGCGACATCAATGCTTGGCCAAGTGCTTTTGCTGTCGTTGTTCCACTCCAGAAGTCTACGATACTGCTTAGTATCATGAAAATCCAGCAGACTAGAATAATGCCAACTCTAATAACTATGAAAAACATCAGTCCGTCAAAGTTCTTGGCTTCAATCAGTTCTAACATACTATACAAATTTTTCCCAGTCCAACTTGATTGCTTTTCCGATTGCGTCAGCAGTCCATCTGCAGAAAATCATTCCCTCATAGCCATCTGGGTCATTTGCTACTTTATAAGCAGCTCTGAGGCATGATGCTTCATCTTTTAGAGGGTCTGGATAGAGGTCTGCGTAATACATATTAGCAAGATATGCTGCATCTCCGTGTGTTACATGACTAGGAATTGTCAGACCAAGGCTTTCCATAGACTTTTTGACTTGACTTGCAGTCCAAGAATGCTGTTGGCCATTAGCATTTACCATCATTTTACTTACGTGCTCTGCAAGAGCATCTGTAAAGTGATAGCCGTGCTTTTTG